GTGGTCGCTGGCCAGCACCGCGGCGCGGCAGTTCAAAGCCCGGCGCACCCTCGGCCGCATCCACGAGGACGTGATGGTGTTCTGTAAGGGCTCCCCGTCCAAGGCGGCCAAGGCGTGCGGCGCGGTCACCGTGGCGTTCCCCGAGACTGGCAGCGGCGCCGCTGATGGCAACGGCGCCGCTTAAGGGTGGTTCCCGGCCACCGGCCTGTCAGCCAGTGCGCGCGGGTGGCGTGTGGGGCTGCACCGGCTGGCCGGGAGCCACCCGGCTCAGGTGGCCACGGTCACCGCCCACACGGTCGGCTCCAGGTCGGGCGTGCGGTACAGGCCGGTGTCCACGTAGCCAGGCAGCTGCCTGGTCAGGTGCTCCAGGGCCTTGGCGTGCTCGGCCGGGTCGGCGCCGAAGCCGTGGCGCCGCGCGTAGCTGGCCAGCCCCGCGGGCGTGATGGCGAACGCCACCGTCACCGTGAGCCGGTGCGCGTCGGCGCCAGGCTGGTGGCTGGGCCGCGGGTCGGCGCTCATGCGAGCCCCTGCCCTTCGCACAGGTAGCACCGCACCAGGCGGCGCCATTCGTCCATGTCGCCGCCAAGGCCATACGCCTGAGTGATCGGGTCGGCCAGGAACGCCTCGATCGGGCACACGTGGTTGGCTGCGATCCAGCCACACACCAAGTGAGCGCACCCGCCGAAGTACGCGGCCAGGCACAGCGGGCCGAAGAACGGCTCGCCACGCGCGGCGGCGCACCCGTTGCACGTGCAGAGGCACGCGGCCGGGTCGGCGTCGTCGCTGGCCGCGTAGTGGTCCCCGCACACCCGCGGGTCGTGCTGCATCGGGTCGGGTATGTGGTGCGCGCCTGGCTTGCGCAGCTGCACCAGGTCGTAAATCCCGCCCGGCTCGTACTCGGTGCCGGGGATCACGTCGCCGGGGTCCGGGCCGTCGTAGCGGGCGGGGTCCTCGTGGTGCAGCGGGCCGCAGCCTGCGCGCGGGTCGCTGGTGCTCATACGGCAGCCTCCATCGCCTCGCCCAGCTGGCCGTACCGCTGGCCGCCGGTCTCGAACTGGTGGCCGCGCGGCTGGCCGCGGTCGTAGGTGATCAGCGCTGGCACCGCGTCGGGTGCCGCGCCTGGCGTGATGCACCACCAGCTGGTGGTGAGCACCGAGCCAGGCAGCGCGTGGTTAGGCATGGCCGGGTCGTAGCTGGCCTCCAGCCGGAACGCGAGCGCGTGCTCGGTGCGGGTGACGGCCTCGTAGCGGGTGGGTGGTGTGCTGGTCGGGTCGGCCAGGTAGGCGACCGGCCAGGAGTTACGCGCTGGCATGTGGGTGGTTCCTTCCGAAGATGCCAGCGGCGCCGTGGCCGGGTGGCCGCGGCGCCGCGCGGGTGGGTTACTTGGCAGCCTTGGGCTGCCGGTCGGCGTCCACTACGGTGGCGCCGCTGGCCTTGATGCGGTCCAGGCCGGCCACAGCGGCCAGCATGTAGGCGCGCATCTCGGTGCGCACCGCGCTCGGGCCGGTGGCCGCTGCCGCGGGTGCGGTCAGCTGCGCCACCATCGCCTTGGCCTGCTCGGCGTCGATACCCGCGGCGGTCAGGCCAGCGAGCACCGCGGCCTCGTCAACCGTGGGTGCCTGCGCGTCGGTGGTGGCGTTCCACTTCTCCGGGTCCACCTGCACGAGCAGGCTGAGGCGCACGGGGATGGTGGTCGGCTTGGCGGTGTCGGCGGTCTTGGCCATGAGGGTGGTTCCTTCCGGGTGGTGGCCGCGAGCCTTTCCCGCGGCCGGGTGGGTGCTGGTGCTACGGCCAGGCGAGGCGGTTCCCCCGCCTCCCGGCCACCGGCCTCCGGTGGCTTGCCTGCGCTGTAAACACCAGCAATTAGTACAGCGTGTAATCATGCCGTCTTATTGCGTGATTCCCGAGGTTCTTTGACTAATTCGAACACACCTGCTCGACAGCGCTCACGGATACCCTGATAACAACCGGCCCCGCGCCGCGTCGGGTTCCGTGGGTGGTTCCTTCCGCGGCTCGGGGCTGGCCTGGCAGTATCGGCACCATGACCGGCACGGACAGGCGCCGGTTCCCACCGTGCGGCCGGGTGTTCGACGGCGCCGAGTGCAGGCGCCGCGGCGAGCACCTGTGCGAGCCCCGCGCAGCGCACGCGCAGGCATTCTTCGGTGAATTGCTGGTCCACACCAAGGGCGACTGGTCGGGCAGGCCGTTCGTGCTGGCCGGGTGGGAGCGCGACGAGATTATCCGGCCGCTGTTCGGCACCGTCGAATGGGACACCGGGTGGCAGAGGTACGTCCGCAGGTACAGGGAGCTGTACCTCAGCACCGGCCGCAAGAACGGCAAGACCGAACTGGTGGGCGGGCTGGTGCTGTACCTGCTGGCCGCCGATGGCGAGGAAGCCGCCGAGGTCTACGGCCTGGCGCTCGACAAGGACCAGGCGGGCCTCGCGTACACCGCGGCGGCGCGCATGGTGCAGCTGTCCCCCGTGCTGCGCAGGCGCCTGCGCGTGGTGCGCGGCGCCAAGCGGATCACGTTCGAGGAAACCGGCTCGTTCTTCGGCGTGGCGGCCGGGGACGCGCTCGGCGCGCTGGGCACCGGCCCGTCCGCGGCCTACATCGACGAGCTGCTGACGCAGCCATCGCGCGACTTGTACGACGCCATCCGCACCGGGTTCGGCACCCGCAGCCAGCCGCTCCTGATCCTGGCCACCACGGCCGACAACGACCCGGCCGGGTTCGCCGCGCAAGAGCGCGCCTGGTCCGAGCGGGTGGCCGAAGACCCCGAGCTGGACCGCGGCAGGCTGGTGGTGCTCCACGCCGTGCCGCAAGACGCCGACTGGACCGACGAAGCCACCTGGCACCTGGCCAACCCCGCCCTCGGTGATTACCTGGACCTGCGCATCCTGCGCGGCGAGTACGCCAAGGCCGTGGCGAACCCGGCCGCCGAGCGCGCCTTCCGCCAGTACCGGCTGAACCAGCAGAGCGCCGCGGGTGGCCGCGCGCTGGACCTGGTGGTGTGGGACCGCGCACCGGCCCAGCTCGAGAATTTGGCCGGCCGCCAGTGCTACGCGGGCCTCGACCTGGCCTCCACCATCGACCTGGCCTCCTACGCCTTGGACTTCCCCGATGGCGCTGGCGGGCACGACGTGCTGTGGCGGGTGTTCGCACCGGCCGCGCAGGTGCCGCAGCTGGACCGCCGCACGGGCGGCCGGTTCAGCACGTGGGCCGCGGCCGGGCTGGTGCAGGTCACCGAAGGCGACGTGATCGACTACGAGGCCATCAAGGTGCAGCTGCGCGCCGACGCCGAGCGCTACCAGCTGGAGGAAATCGCCTACGACCGATGGGGCGCCACCCAACTGGCCACCGAGCTGCTGGACGAAGGCTTCCCGCTGCTCCAGGTCGGCCAGGGCTTCGCCGCCATGTCGGGGCCGACCAAGGAGCTGCTGCGGCTGGTGGCCAGCCAGGCATACCGGCACGGCGCCAACCCCGTGGTCCGCTGGCAGGCGGGCAACCTGATGGTCCGCACCGACCCCGCGGGCAACCTGAAACCCGATAAGGCCCGGTCAAGTGACAAGATCGACAGCATCGTGGCCGGGATCATGGCGCTCGACCGGGCCATCCGGCACGCTGCCGCGCCCGACTACGCGGCGGCTGGCTTCTAGGAGGTAGCTGGTGGAACTGGCAGAGCTGAACGCCTTGCGCCAGGCCGCGTCGATCAAGCTGGACGAGCAGGCCGCGCGGGCCGTGTTCTTCCAGCAGTATTACGACAACGAGGCCGGGATCATCGCGCTGATGGACACCAAGGAGCGCGAGACCTTCCGCACCTTCCTGGCCGAGAGCAACGCCAACTGGTGCGAGGTCATCGCCAATGCGGTGGCCGAGCGGCTGACCGTGACCGGCTTCCGGTTCGGCAACACCGCCGACACCGCCGCGGCGTGGACCATCTGGCAGGCCAGCAGCATGGACGCCGACGCCGAGCTGGTGCAGACCGACGCCATCATCACCGGCCAATCGCTGGTGCTGGTGCAGGCCGACGAGGACAACCCGACCGGCGTCACGATCAGCGTCGAGAGCCCGGTGCAGGCGTGCGTGGTGTACGTGCCGGGCAACCGGCGCAAGCGGCTGGCCGGATACAAGCGCTACCGGGAACCCGGCGAAACCAGCTTCACCGAATGGCTGATCACGGCCGACGAGGTAGCCACCTGGCCGCCGCGCAGCGACCGCCAGCGCCCCATCATCGAGCCGAACCCGACCGGCGTCATCGGCCTGATCGAGATTGTGCCGCAGCCGCGCACGCTTGGCCCCGGCCGCAGCGAACTGGTGTCCGCGATCAGCTTCCAAGACCGCATCAACACCACCATCTTCAACCGCTGCGTCGCTGGCGACTTCGGCGCCTACAGGCAGGTGTGGGCCACCGGCATCAAGCTGGCCCGCGAGGTGATCAAGACCGACGACGGCGGCGAGGTCACCAAGGTACAGGCGCCATTCCAGATGGGCGTCAACCGGCTGCTGACCAACGAGAACGCCGAAGGCAAGTTCGGGTCGCTGCCACCCTCGGACCTGGCCGGGTACATCGCCAGCACCGACCAGGACGTGACCATGCTGGCCGCGGCCACCCAAACGCCGATGCACTACCTCACCGGCCAGCTGGTCAACCTGTCAGCCGACGCCATCCGCGCGGCCGAGGCCGGCCTGGTGGCCAAGGTGCGGCGCCGCAGCCTGCACATCGGGGAAGCGTGGGAGGAAACCATCCGCACCGCGTTCACGCTGACCGGCCGCCCCGGCGCCACCGACGTGCAGGCCGAGACCCAGTGGGCCGACTTCGAGACCCGCAGCATCGGCCAGCTGGTGGACAGCCTGGTCAAGATGCGGACGCTGGGCGTGCCGGTGGAAGCGCTGTGGGAGCGGTACGGCGCGACCCAGCAGGAAATCGACAGATGGCGCGGCCTGGCCGAAGCCGAGCTCGAACAGAAGATGGCCGCGCTCGCCGCCGCGCAGGCCGCTACCCGAGCCGGTAACGTGCCAGTGCCAGAAGGAGGCCAGCCAGCATGACCCAACCGCCAGCGCCCCCGGCGCCACCGCAGCCACCGCCACCCGCGCCCCCGGCGCCTACGCCACCGGCACCCACGCCCCCGGCGCCACCGGCACCGCCAGCGCCACCGGCCGACCCGGCCGACAGCGTGGCGCGGCTGGAGGCCACCGTGGCGCAGCTGCGGCGCGAGGCGCGCGACCGGGACGCCGAGCTGGCGCAGCTGCGCCAGCAGGGCATGTCCGACGCCGACAAGGCCATCGCCAAGGCGCGCGAGGAAGGCAAGGCCGAGGCCGCGGCCGAGCACGCGCGGCAGCTGGCCGCCGCGGAGTTCCGCGCGCAGGCCACCAGCCGCCTGGCCGACCCCGAGGCCGCGCTGGCGGTGCTCGACCTGGAGAAGCTGGTCAAGGACGGCCAGCCCGACAAGAAGGCCATCGCCAAGCTGGTGGACCAGCTGGCCGCCGTGCCACCGCCACCCGGCCGCGTGCCGCCCGGCCCGATGCCGGGACCGCAAGGCGATACGAACCGGGATTGGCTGCGCGATATCCAGCGCACCCGTTGACCGAAGCCGACCACGGGGACGCCGACGACGCGCCCCTGTGCCTTAACTGCCTGCGCCGCCCGGCCCGGCCCGGCTCGCTGTGGTGCTCCCGGCTGTGCCGCGTGCTCGATTTCGGGCGGCGCCTGCGGCTGCTGGTGACCACAGACGGTAGCCTCGCGGCCCGCCGAACCCCCGGATTCGGGCATCCCCCGAGACGGGGCTGAGTCGGCCGCTGTCGGCTTCTCCCCCCCGGTTCGCTGTAGTCACATTGAGGCAGGCATGAAGACCGTTTGCCTTGGTAGTCGGGCGGATTCGCACGCGGTCTCCCGGCCGCCGTCTCGGCTGCCCGGCAGCCTGTCGCCGCCCGGTCCATAACCGTCCGTGGTTGCCGTGCGGCCGGTGGCGAGCCTATTCTGACCCCGATGCCGTCTGGTCGTGCCAGCGGCAGCCGGTAGCCGAATCCGGGTGCCTTGCGAGGGCGTTCCCGAGGCCGGGCCGCGTGGTGGTCGATCCCCGCCAGCCCGGTGGCATAAAGCGGCGCTCCCAATTTGCCGTGCCTGAAAGGAGCGCGCGCAGCTATGCCGCACCCACTCAACTTCAGCGGGGTCATCCCCGACGAGTTCAGCGCCCAGATCATCCAAGAGGCCATCCAGCAGAGCATCGTTCTCCAGCTGGGCAACATCCTGCCGATGGGTACCGCGATCACCGACCTGCCGGTGCCCAAGACACTGCCCACCGCCAGCTTCACAGGCGCACCCGGTAGCAAGAAGCCGTGGACAGACGTGATGCTGGAGCCCAAGAGCGTCCACGCCGAGGAAGTGGCCGCCATCACGGCCATACCCGACGCCTACCTGGAAGATTCAACGATCAACCTGTGGGCGTGGGTTCGGCCGAGGCTGGCTGAGGCCATCGCGGTGGCGATCGACAACGCCGTGCTGTTCGGCATCGGCGCACCGGCCACCTTCCCGTCGCCTGGCGCTGGCGGCCTCACGAACAACGCATGGTCGGACCTGATCGGCCCGGCCGGGCTCGACGCCGTGGACGGCGTGAACCAGGCGATGGCCTCGGTCGAGCGCCAGGGCATCGCGGTCACCGGCCACGCGGCCGACCTGGTAACCAAGTCGGTGCTGCGCGGCGTCCGTGATCAGAACGGCTCGCTGCTGCTGGGCGTGGACCAGGTGGAGGGCAGGCAGGTGCCCACCATGTACGGCGTGCCCATCGTCTACCAGCCGTGGAGCAGCGCCACGCTCGACTTCATCACGGGCGGCTGGCAGAACCTCGTGGTCGGGCTGCGGCAGGACATCAGGTACAACCTGGACCCGAGCGGCGTCGTGACCGGCGCAGGTGGCCAAGTGATCGTGTCCGGCTTCGAGTCGAACACCACGCCCCTCAAGGTGTGGGCTCGGGTCGGCGCCGTGATCATCAACCCCGTCACGGTCAAGACGCCGAACGGTGGCAAGCCGTTCGCCCGCGCCAGGCTGGCCACCATCGCGCCGCCCGACACTCCGCTGGAGGACAGCGGCACCAGGGCCAGCGCCAAGAAGTGAGCCACCCGGACCCGCCGTGGCTGGCGTGGGCGCCCAAGCTCGACCCGCCCACGGCTGGCGGGCTGCCCTACGACCAGGCCGAGCGCATCGCCGCGGCCACGTGGGACGACGACCCGCACCTGTGCGCCGAGCTGATGTGGACGGCCTACGCGGCCACGCTGGACCCCGAGCCCGCGGTGGCCTCGGTGTCAACCGGCGCCCAGTCGGTGGTGTACGCGGGCGCCGCGGGCGGCGGCGAGTTCGGCCGGGCCGTGGCCCGCGCGCAGTGGCACCACGACCAGCGCGGCGCCCAGTCGGTGCCGGTGGAGCTGACCAACCCCGAGCGGCCACGGGCCGGTCGGCCGCCCAGCTGGCACGAGGTCGGGAACCTGCCGTGAGCCTGCTGCTGGCCACCGACCAGGTGGCGCTCTACCCGCCAGGCAAGGCCGACCCGCACGGGTGGGTGGAGCCTGGCGGGCCACGGCCCTACTGGTCGGGCGCCGGTAACCTCCAGCTGGTCGCGGGCGCCTCGGACCCGGCCGCGGCAGCTGGTGGCGGCCACGGCCCGCAAGACCCGGCCGCGGCGCAAGGCGGCACGCTGTACCTGCCGCCCGACACGGGCGTGTGGGAAGGCTCCACCGCGCTGGTGCGCGGCCAGTGGTGGGCGCTGTCGCAGGTGCGCACCGTCCAAGACCCCACCGGCAGCGGCCTGGATTGCGTGGCCGCCACCGCCACCGCAAGGCGGCGCGATGGCTAGCGCGACGTTCACGGTGGAGCACCCGCGGAACCGCCGCTACGCCATCCAGCAGGACATCGCGGAGATAGCCGGGCGGCTGGCCAGCGAGGCCAGCGCCAACACACCGCGCCGCACTGGCGCGATGGCGGCCGGGTGGCACACCGTGCCCGGTCAGGACCCCGGCACCACGCTGGTGGTCAACTCGGCGCCGCACGCCCGCTATGTCGAGTACGGCACCCGCCACATGCCGGCCAGGGCGCCGCTCGGCCGCGCCACCGCGGCAGGCCGCAGATGAGCAGCCCGGCCGTGGTGGCGCAGCCCGACCTTGAGGCGCACCTGTGGGCCCAGATCCGGCACCTGCCCGGCGTCACGTCGTTCGCCTACACCGCGGTCCAGCAGGACCCGGCCGGGTGGCTCATGGCGCACTTCGTCCAGGTGGACGCCCGCGCCAAGGCCAAGGCCGCGGCGCGCGACGTGGCCGAGCAGGTGCGGCAGCTGCTCATGGGCCTGCCCGATGTGCCCTGGCCAGAGGGCACCGTCTGTTACCTCCAGCCGATCGAGGGGCCGTTCTGGCTCCCCGACGACGACGGCGCACCGCGCTACGTGGCGCGGTACGAGATCAGAGTTCATCCCCGCCGCGGCGGTCCCGCGGCACCGTAGGAAGGACCGTTTCTGATGCCTCCAGCAGCACCAGCCGGAAAGCTCGACCCCGGCGAAGTCCAGGTCGGCACCGCGGCCGGGCCAGGTATCTACCTGGCACCCGCGGGCACCGAGATACCCGACATCGAAGACGACTTCGAGGCGCCGTGGGCGATCCTCGGCTACCTGTCCGACGACGGCCCCACGGTGGGCACCAGCACCGACAGCGAAGACCTCACGCCGTGGCAATCGGTGGTGCCCATCCGCTCGATCATCACCGGCCGCCAGATCACGCTCCAGTTCGTGCTCTGGCAATTGAACGAGCGCACCTTGGCGCTGTACTTCGACGCCGACGTGCCCACCGTGGGCGCTGGCGGCGATATCGACATGGAGCTGCGCTCCGACACGCCTCAGCACTTGTACGCGGTGGCGATCGACAGCGCGGACGCCGAGCGGAATTTCCGCATCGGGTTCGGCCGCGCCAGCCTGTCCGACGCCGGGGATATGCAGCTGACCCGCGGCGCAGCCGTGCCGCTGGACTGCACGCTGTCGGCCCTGGACGACGGTGGCGTGCTCGGCCGGGTGCAGCTCGGCACGGCCTCGTCGCCGCTGCTGACCAAGGGCGCAGGCAAGGCCCGCGCCGAAGCCGCGGCGTGACCGCCAAGCCAAGCGCGAACGGCACCACCGCCCCCCACATCTTCGACCTGGAGGAAGCCGCCAAGGCCGCGGCCACCGAGGCCGGGGATGAGCCGTTCCCGTTCACGTACAAGGGCGCCAGCTACGAGATACCGCCCGGTAACTCCTGGCCGGTGGCCGCGCTGGCCGCACTCGGCGCCGGGGAGCTGGAATCCGCGCTGTCCGAGCTGCTCGGCGGCGACACCTACGGCAAGCTCACCGCGGCCGGGCTCACGGTGGGGCAGCTGAACACGCTGTTCACCGAGGCCGGGCGGCGGGCCGGTTTCCCGAGCCTCCCAAATTCGCCGTCGCTTGCGCCGCCAAGTTTGAGCCCGACGTAGAGGCCGCGCTGATGGCCGCCTACGGGATAGACGTGCTCGACCAGGCCGTCACGCCTCGGCGGGTGGCGGTACTGCTGCGGCACCTGCCACCGGCCGCGCGGGGCGGCGGCGACGTGTGGAGCACCGAGGCCGACCTGCTGGCCACGCTCATCGACCAGGTGGCCGGGCTTACTTACGTGACGCTGCGCGCGGCAGGCGCCAAGAACGTGCCCAAGCCGCGGCCGGTGCCGCGGCCAGGTGGGCCGGTGCGCGCAGGCCGCGCGCAATCTGCGCGCAATCCAACCGGCCAGGTCACCGGCAGCTGGGCCGACGCCGCGCGGCAGCTGGCCGGGCTGCCGGGGATGGTGGTGGACGGTGGCGACTTACGCCTACGGCGCGCTCAGCGTGCGGGTGACCGGCGACACCAGCCAGCTGGCCAGCGACATCAAGAGCGGCGCCACCAAGGCAGGCACCGAGGCCGCGGGCGGGACCGCTGGCGCCTTCAACTCCGGGCTGAAAGCAGTCGGCGGCCTGGCCGCCAGCGTCGGCAAGTCGGTGGCGTCCGGGCTCACGGTGGCCACCGGGGCCGCCACCGCGTTCGGGGTCGAAGCCTTCAAGACCGCGGCCAGAGCTGGTGAGATGGATGCCAGCTTGCGCGCCCTGGCCAAGGCGAACAACGTCAGCTACGACTCGATGTCCAAGGCGGTCACCGCGATCCGCGGCCAGGGCATCGAGATGGGCACCGCCCAGAACCTCGTGGCCGTCTTCACCCGGAACCAGCTGGACCTTGCCAAGTCCACCGACCTGGCGCGGGTGGCGCAGGACGCCGCCGTGATCAGCGGCCGGAACAGCACCGAGGTACTGGCCGACATCACGCACGGCATCGAGACGCAGAACAGCCAGGTGCTCAGGAACGCGGGCCTCAACACGCAAGCGGGCACCGCGATATCCGCCTACGCCAAGCAACTGGGCATCGCGCAGAAGGACATGACCAGCGCCCAGCGGGCGCAGGCCGTGCTAAACGCCGTGCTGGACGAGGGCAAGACCGTGGCCGGGGCCTACGAGGCCGCCATGAAGGAACCGGGCAAGGTGCTGCGCAGCTTCTCCCGCGTGGTGGACGACATCAAGCTGTCCGTAGGCCAAGGGCTGCTCCAGGCGTTCGGGCCGCTGATCCTCCAGGCGTATGACCTGGCCAAGGCCCTAAGCACCGCCGTGGCGCCAGGTGGCGCGCTGGCCCCGATCTTCGACGCCATCGGCGTGGCGGTCACCAAGCTGGTGGCGCCGCTGGCCGGCCTGGTGAAGATGTGGACCGACTGGATCAAGGGCCTCAAGCCCGAGCAGGTCGAGCGGATGGCCAGCACCATCAAGACCTTCGGCCCCGCCTTTATCGCCGCCGCGGCCGGGCTGAGCCTGTTCGTGGGCGGCAACCTGCTGGGCCAGATACCCATCCTCGGCGGGCTGCTGACCAACCTGACCGGCCCCCTCAAGCTGGTGACGGGTGGCATCGCCAAGCTGGCGGGCGGCGCCATCGCCGCCATCCCCGGCATCGGGTCGATGGGCTCGGCGGCCGGGCTGCTAGGCCCAGCGCTGGCCGGGCCGCAGGCAGCCATTGTCGGGGTCGTGGCCGCCATCGCCGCCATGATGATAGCCAGTAAGGATTTCCGCGAAGGCGTAATCGCTATGGGGCAGGCACTTTGGACCGGCCTGAAACCAGCCCTTTCGTCCGTGTGGGAATTGGTGAAAACCTTCGGGCTGGCGCTATGGGAAATCATCAAGGCCATAGGTGACGCGCTAGGCCCGGCGCTCAAGAACCTGGCGCCGCTGCTGGAGCAAATCGGGAAGCTATTCGGTGCCAACCTGGCAGGCGGCGCCGATGGGGCCGGTTCGTCCATGTCGGCCATCGTGCCGGTAATCACCGGCCTGATACGCGCCATCGGTTTCCTGCTCGATATCACCACCAAGGTGCTGGTGCCCATTATCGAGGTGCCGCTGAAACTGATGGTCTGGGCTTCCACGATGCTCCAGGTGGTCAACCCGATAAAGCTGGTAGGCCAGGCGGTCGAATGGCTGATCGGGATTGTCCAGAAGCTCTGGCACTGGATCACCGGCAACAGCCCCGGCCTTATCCCGGCCTTCCAGCTGCTCGGTGGCGTGGCTGGCCAGGTGGCCGGTGCGATGGCTGGCGTGGTCGCGGCCAAGTTCGGCCAGATGGTCAGCGTGGTGGCCGACGCCACGCGGCAGATCGGGACCACCGTGTCGGCCAGCTGGTCCAGCCTTGCCAGCGGTGCGCGCACCGCAGGCGCCAGCATGGTGGACGGCCTCAAGGCCGGGCTGTCCGGGGCCAAGAACCTCGGCGGCTGGATCGGCAGCAACGTCACCGGCCCGGTGGTCGGCTTCATCAAGAAGGGGCTGGGCACCAATAGCCCGAGCACGATCACCATCACCATCGGCGCCGACGTGATCGAGGGCCTCAAGCGCGGGCTGGACAAGGCCCGCGAGCTTGGCGGGTGGGTGCAGGGCAACGTGGTGGCCCCGATCCTCGGCACCTTGAAGTCGGCGTTCGGCATCGGCAGCCCGTCCAAGGTGACCAAGGGCTACGGCCAGGACATTAGCGAGGGCCTGCGGCAAGGGCTCGGGATGCTGGCCAAGGGCGGCAGCTTCTCGGCCGACCTCGGCGGCCTCAACGTGTCCGGCAGCTTCGGCGCGCAAGGCGCCACCATCAACGTGTACCCGCGCGAGCAGCAATCCGAGCTGGACATCGCCGCGCAGGTATCCCGCGCGCTGGCGTGGGCGACGGCCGGGGGCATCGCATGACCACGAACCGGGCCGCGCCCGTGCGCCTGCCGGTGCGCGGCTACGAACGCGGGTTCGACTGGACCTATCAGGTACCGCCGCGCGAGCCGGTACGCCAGCCGGTGCCGGTGGTGCTCGACGGCCTGTGGCTCAACACTGGCGACCAGGCCAACGGCCTGTGCGTGATCGTCGAAGACCTCACCGGCTGGCTGGACAGCCCGCCGATCGACGGCAACGACGTGGACCGGGTGATCAGCGACGGCGCCGCGTGGGGGCCGAAGGTGCTGCGCGCACGGACCATCAGCATCAGCGGCGCCGCCACCGGCCCGCGGGACGAGCTGGGCCGGTTCCGCGACGAGCTGACCGCCCGCGCGGCCAACCGCGAGCCGGTACAGCTGGCCGTGGGCGACTGGGACCTACAGCGGGTGCTCACCGCCGACGTGCGCGCGGGCACCGAGCTGTACCGGCACCGGCCGCTGGGCTCCAGCGGCTTCCGCTACCAGCTGTCGCTCACCGCGGCCGACCCGGCCCTGTACCAAGGCACCTGGCAGACCGCCACCTTGACCAACCTGACCGCCGACGACACCGGCCGGGACTACCCGCGCGAATTCCCGTGGAAGTACGCGCTGCCCTACATCTCGAATCAGACGATCCTGCGCAACGACGGCAATTACCCGGCGCCGGTCCACGTGCTCTATACCGGCGACCTCACCGAGTCGAACCTGACCGATGGCACCAGCGGCATCCGGGTGGCCACGCTCGAAACCAATGTGCAGATCCTCGTGGCCACGGCCAGCCTGACCGCCGAGGCCGAGGGCGGCCTGTCCCGCGCCAGCTACATACTGCCCGGCAGCCGCCCGATGTGGGTACCGCCGCGCAGCTACGCCCGGTGGTTCCTGCGCGCTGGCGGCACCGGCAGCGTGCTCCTTGCCTGGCGGTCCACATGGGTGTGAACGGGCACCCGCTGGGCCTGCCGCTGGCGCTGGACCCGCGCGAGCCCACCGTGCCGCTGCCGGGCAAGTGGACGTTCTGGGCCGAGACGATGGTGCCGCCCTACCGGCCGCTCGGCAACGTGGACGTGTCGAGCTTCTACTGCGTCAGGCGGCTGGGCGCCTTCGGCCACGGCAACGTGACGGTCAACCTGCCGTGCGGCCTCGACACCGACACCATGCTGAACCTGTGGGGCTGGCGGCTCTGGGCGCTGTACGCGGGCGAACCCTACTGGTGCGGCGTGCCCACCGGCCTGGCCGACCAGAACGGCAGCGAGCACGTGCAGTTCACGCTGATCGAGCTGCCGGGCTATCTCACCCGGCGCCAGCAGGACCAGCACCCGTTCAGGGACTTCCCCGACGACGAGCAGACCTACATCGCGGAGCAGCTGGCCGCACCAGCGCGCGAGGTCGGCGTGGTCATCCTGGTGGAGCCGGGGCCTGGTAAGCGGCGCAAGCGCAGATACGAGTTCCTTGAGGGCGGCAGCCTCGGCCAGCTGCTCATCAACCTGTGCGGCGTGCTCGACGGCCCCGAATTCAGGATCGAGTACCGCACCGCGGCCGGTGGCCGCCCGCAGTGCGTGCTCCGCATCGCCTACCCGCGGGTCGGCAACGACCAGGCCGGCCTCGGCGTGTCGGTGCCTGGCGCCATCCTGAATTACCGCTACCAGATGGACAGCGACCAGCTGCGCACCCACACCTTCGCGGTGGGCGACCTGCCAGCCGACGCAGGCGAGGACGACACGCGGCCGGTGGTGATGGCCGTGCTGCCAAGCCACCCGCACCTGCCGCGGCTGGACGCCGTAGACGACTGGCCGGGCACCATCCTGCTGGACACCTTGCGCGAGCGCGCCATAACCGCGGGCACCATCAACTCGATCGGCGCGCAGTCGGTGCAGGGCAGCCCGCCCGAGGCGTACCCGCCGCTCACCAGCTACGGGCCGGGCGACACCGTGACCGTGCGCGCCGTGACGCCGCTGATCCCCGATGGCATCGAGTTCCCCGCGCGGCTGGAGCAGGTGGAGGTCAACGCTGCCACGGGTGTGGCCACCTGGTCGGCCTCGTTCACTCAGCCGCCGCAAGGCACCCGGCTGTCCCTCAACGGCGGGCTGATCAGGCTCGCCACCGCGTCATCGCAGCTGTTCCACAGCGGCGGGCTGACACCACGCTTAGGAGGACCCCGTGTCCATGCCGATGGGCAAACTGGCCTGGGGCCAGGCAGGCAACTACGACGCCTCCGACGACCGCGCCGTGATCACAGCTGTGACCAACGGCCGGGTCGGCCTGGTGCGGCCGGTGGTGGTGGCGGCCGGGGCCGGGCTGGCCGTGATCATCCGCGGGGGCTGGGTCGGCGTGGCCAGCTGCGACGACCTGACCAGCGGCGTGGTCGGCAGCCGCGACGAGCTGGTGGTGCAGGCCAACCCCGGCAGCGGCACCCAACCGCGCGAGGACGTGGTGTGGTGCGACACGAACCCCGACGAAGGCACCTTCCAGCTGTCGGTGCGGACCAGGGCGGACGCCGCTGGCCGCACCGGCATCCCGCTGGTGTGGATCACCGTGCCCTCGAACGCCAACCTGGCCACCGCGATGGACCTGCGGCCGGTGGACGCCTCGATCGAGCGGCGGCTGATGTCGTACAGCACCCGCAACGACACCGCCGTCCGCAACGGCGCGTCGTTCGGCGCCGCGCAGACCTGGGAACTGGCCTCCAGCGCGGTCACGATGGAGCCGGGCCAGTGGTACCGGGTCAGGTACGTGACCAACTCGGCGCAGCTGGTGGCGGCGCCCAGCGGGTTCAGGGAGAACGGGGAGCTGCGGATCG